GTCAGGATCTCGGAGCCGAAGATGTACTGCGCGAGCTCGGCCTTGAAGTTGAAGGTCTCCATCGAGAAGGAGAGCTCGAATCGCGAGACCAGCTCGCGGTCAACCCGCGCAATGCCGGCGTCCGAGCGGACCAGCTGCAGCACCTCGATGACCTTCTGCAGCGAGGCCGACGACAGGATGCCCAGGGGCACCGAGGCGCCGTAGACCCCACTCACGAGCGGGGTGAACTCCACGACCGGGAGGCCGAGGAGCAGGTTGTCGCGCGTGAAGGTATCGGTCGGTCGAGTTTCGACGGGCACGGGAGTCCTCCGATGATCAGGCCCTTATGGTGCCCGATCCGTGAAGTAAAGGAAAGCGGCTGAAACGTTCACCTGGTACCAGACGCCGTTGAATCCGATGGTCTGGATCCCTCGCTTCGAAAAGATAGCCCCGAGGACGCTCCTGGGAACTCTCTCGAGAAAGGTCATCGCGTCGTCGCGGAGCGCGTTGGACTGATCGAGCGAACCCTCGCCTCTCGTGAAGATCTCGAATCCCACGTTCCCGGCGCGAGTGTTGAGGGCCGGCGAGACAGAGCTCGTCTGCGGCACCTGGCCCTCGATGGCGTCCACGATGGACGGCCGCACGTAGGCCGCCCCCTGGGCTGGGCCGGTCACGTCTGGATCGAACGTCTTGTTGGGCCAAGCGACGGTCGTCTGGTCGGTCCAGAAGGCATCGAACGCAGCGAAGAACTGGTCCGTGAAGTCCTGCGGGGTGAGCACCGGCATCGCTAGGCCCTCACCTCCAGCTCGTAGTAGATGAGCGTGCCGCCTGGCTTCACGGCCTTGCTGATCACGATCTCGAGGCGTCGAGAGCCGTCGAGGATGTACCACTCGGTGCCGAGCTCGGTCGGCAGGCCCGCGTTGTCTGCGGAGACGAGCACCTTGTAGCGCTTGAACTCCTCGAGCTGAGCCGTAGGCTGGATGTCTCCGCTGGTGGTCTGGCGACGATCCGGGTCCAGGAACACGGCGATGACGGGAACGGACTCCTCGTCGTCTGCCAGCGCAGGACCCCACGGTCGTGCCACGTCGTCGAGCGTCTGGCTCGGGCGCTGGAGAGTCACCGAGCGACCGTTCTCGTCGATGAGCCTCTTGCCCAGGGCGAGGAACTTAGCGTAGTCGATGGCCACTGTCTACGCCGCCGTAGCGGCTGCCGCCAGCGGGTCCTTCACGATGCCGGGGATGTAGTCGGACTCGATGAAGCGGGCCTTCCAGAGCCGGAATAGCTTCTTCTCACCGAGCACGGTCTTGTCCACATCGTCGCCGACGAGACGAAGCTCACCGTCCCAGAGGACGGAGCGTGCCCACCGGAAGTTGTCGGTAGCAACGAAGCGGGAATGCTTCCAGTGGCGCTTCGGTCGGCCGCGCTGGGGCGCTGCCGCGACGGCCAGCTGGGTCTGCTTCTTGGTTGCAACGGGTGCACCTCCAGAGGAAGGGATCGAGGCCCAGGGAGTGGAGGGGGTTCGCTCCCTGGGCCTCGCGACCGGACGCTAGGATTACGCCACGGCCGTATCGAAGAAGTAGCCGAGCTCGGCCGAGATCACCTTCTGGTCGAAGGCCATCTCGATCTCGACGCGGTCCGACTTGATCAGCTGAGCGCGGAAGGAGAGCATGCGCCCGCCCATCGCGCCGGCACCGAGATGCCCGGTCCAGCTGAAGGTGTAGCCGGCCGAGGGGGTCATCAGACCCGGGCTCGGAGGGCGGTAGGCCAGGAGGGCCTTCTTGCCACCGATGAAGGCGTGGACGTTGGTCGCGCCTTCCAGAGCGGTGTTCTGGATGCCGTCCATCACTGCGATCTCGTCCACCTCGAAGATGGCCGCAATGCGCTGTCGCGTCACGAGCGCGGGGCCGTTCGGGGTCTGGCCCTGATCCACACGCGCCACGATGTCGGGGTGATCGACGAGCTTGTCGTACACCTGTCGGCCGAGCACGAGCACGTTCGGGCGGAAGCCCGTCGACGCCTGGACCGTGGTCTTGGCGGTGCGGATGTCCTCGATCGGGGTCGAGGCCGCATCGTTCCACTGGAGGAACTGGCCTGCACCCGGAGCCACTGCCACGCCGTCCACGTCTCCACCGGTCCAGATCGCACCGGTGAAGTACTTCGTGACCCACAGCGTCTCGCGCTTGATCAGCGCCTTGTGGCTGAGGTAGAGAGTGGCCTCGCGGTCGAGGTTCAGCGGATCGTCCGCGTTGTCGCGCACCTCGTCCGGGATGTCCCGGTGGAAGGCGTACAGCGGCGCGAAGTACGTCGGCGTGTTGTCGATCGTGTAGGTGCCGCCGCTCGATTCCGTCGCCGGAGCCCGCAGCTGCATCTCGTCCCGGTTGAACATGCCGCGATCGTACGTGAAGTACCGATCCGACTGCTTCGTGACCGGGATGTTGGGGAACACCCGATCCGCCACGAAGGCGTCCGCCGACTGGAGGAATGCGATGGAGATGTTGGTGAGGGGTCGGTTGACATGTACGTCGGACCGACTCGGCTGAATGGGCATTGATCATTCCTCCTGAGGGAAGTTCAGAGAGCCAGGATCAGGCGCTGGAGCGCTGGATCATGAAGTGGATCGAGATCACCTGGCCGGCCGCGGTGGCCGCCTGGAGTGCTCGGCCCACGGCCACGGTATCGACCGCGTCCACGTGGGTGATGGCTCGACCGACGGTGTCGGACCCGACCAGATCGCCGTTCGTGATGGCGGCACCAGCCACCACCTTCGCGATGCATCCGTCCGGCTGCACGAGCGACACGGCCTTGCCGGCCACTGCCCCGTCGACCTCTTCGCCGAAGATCCCGTCCACCGGCCCCTGAGCCGTCGTGTTGAGCACAGCCTGACCCGAGGAGTTGATCACAGCGAACTTGTTGACGTGCCCCGCGGCGAGGACGCCCGCAGTGAACGTGACCATCTTGACGGTGTTGTAGTATGCCATGTGGGTGGGCTCCTCAGTTGGCCTGGCGGCTGTTGGAGAACTCGGCGTAGAGGGCCCGACCCTCGTCCGTATCGAGCACCTTGGAGAAGGCGATCGCCTCGGACACCTTGTGGTCCGTGACGTACTTCTGCGCCAGGGCGTTCAGCTTGGTCTCGGGGGCCACGGCGTCGCCCGCAGCACCCTCGCCGGGTGTTGAGGTGCCGAGCTCGACGAAGCTCTTCGCCAGCGCGGCGTCGCCGGCCTTCAGGGCGGCCTCGGCGTCCTTGCGGGTCGCCTCATCCTTGATGCCCTCGATGGCCTTCACGAGCGCACTGCGCACCGCCACGGTGCCGGGCAGGTGCTTGAACTCGGTCTCGGCTCGCTTCGCGATGCGATCACTCTCGCGAGCGGCCTCGCTGGCCTCGAGTGCCTTCTGGGTCTCGTCGGCCCGCTTCGCCATCGCGACGAAGCGCGGCTCGTCGTTCTTGCGGAAGACCGTGCCGTCCGTCGACGTGTAGACGATCGGGTTCGACTCGAGCATCCTCACCAGCTCACTTGCGCGCTCGCCGGACGACTTCGTCAGGAAAGTCGACTGGTCCGACTCGCCGAGGCCGTTGAAGTACGCCTTCTCGGCGTCGTTGAGCAAAGCAAGCGCATTGGCTCGCGCGAGCTTCGCCTGGAGGTCCTTGATTTCCTGCTCGGTCATCGTTGTCTCCTTGTCGACTTGTTGATTGTCGAGCACCGGCTCGGGGGCAGCAAGCCCCTTCCCCAGAACCATCATCGCCCCCAGCAGCTGCTGAACATCGACCGTGTGGGTGTGGCCGGCCGAAGCCCCGATTGTCAGGACGCCCATCGCGTCCATCGTCCAGGCGTGCTCGTGGTCGGAAGTTGCGCCCTTCGAGGTGGCCTCGCTCGTCGTCCCGCCGAGGTCTCCGTCCCCGTACAGGTAGACTCCATGCACGTGCCCCTGGGCCTCGGTGGTAAGAAGGACCACTCGATAGACCTTCTCGACTTCGGCTCGCTTCATGAGAAGCGCCTGGGCCCCAGCCTGAGCCGGCATGTCGACCGCTGCGAGCTCGTCGATGCGGAATTTGATCATTTTCCGCTTCTTGCCCTGTCGGTAGAGAGATTTAGGCATCGACGACCTCCTCTTCCAGTCGCTGTCCGCCGATGCTGAAGCCGGTGTAGGTGCCGTCTTTGAACTTCTCCAGGACCGCAGCCGAGGGTTTCACTGCCACCATCAGGCCAGTCCAGTCCGTCTGCAGAGAGAACGCCTTCGCCACGTCGGCCGTGAGCGGAAAGCAGAAGACCATTGCGCCGTCTGCCACTACCTCACCAGCTTCGCCACGCGCATGCATGTCAGTCGTCTGGCGGCTGCTCAGCATGAAGTCGGAAGCGGCCTCGAGCATCGACGCCTCGGGGATGTGATCCCCCTGTGTGTCGTAGTAGTCCTCTCCGTTCTTCGTGCACACCATGCCGATGCCAAAGACCAGCCCGAGGGCTTCATCCACCTTGAGAAGCGTGCCGGACGTGCGGAAGGAGCTCACGGCCTCAGTTCTCCATCTTCCGGCCGCCTACGGCAAGCCTGGGTCTGAGAAGCCGAAGGTCTCGTCGATCTCATCGAATTGGGATTCGGCCAGATCCCCCTCAGTTCCTGACACGAAAGGGGTCACGATGGCGGAGCCAGACTCCATGTAGCAGCCGACGAGCTCCTGCACGATGGTGGGGAAGCGAGGTGCCGTTGTGTTGGTCGGCCGGAAGTACTCCGTCTCCACCTCCTGCTCGAGCACATCCAGCTTGTCTCGATTCAGCTGCCTCTTGACATTCGATCCAGAGTTGGACGTGGTCTGGACTGTGGCGTCGCCCAGGAGGGCGTTCGCGAGCTCGTAGGATCCATAGATGATGTCGAGCGGGATGGTGCCGTCCGGGATCACGTTGCCCTCGCAGTCGAGCACACCATCTCTCGGCCAGGCGAGGGCCTGACCCTGTACATCGAGCGTCCCCTGCCAGGGAGTGCGGTTGAACATCCTGGCCGCAGTGACGAGGGCCTTCTTCTGAGTGGCACCATCAGCGCTGGTGTAGGAAGCCGCCTGAAGCGCAGCAGCGAAGTACTGCTGGGCTGAGAGCACACCTAAGACAGGAGCGCCGGTGTGCGTCCCGTAGATGTCGTAGGTCACTCCGCTGATCACAACATCGCCCATCTTGGGTTCCTACTTGGTGATGTCCTGGACGACGTTCCACCCGCCCTTGGCAATGGTACGGATGGCCGCCGTGAGGTCCGTCATCTGAAGATCATAGAAGTACTCGCTGGGCGTCTGATCCGCTTGACCTGTGGACAGAGTGAATCTCACCACACCGCCTGGTCCGCTCACGATAGCTCCGGTGAGCTGGAACAGATTCCCCAGCGCATCTGTCGGCTCCGAGGAGGGGTCCACTGTGAGCAGGAAACTGAAGCCAGTGATGTTGATCGCGACACCGTTCTCATCCTTCACATTGAATTCGAACGGGAAGGTGTCACCCCGTACTCGGCATATGTCGAGAGCAGTGGGCAGATTCGTACAAGCCATGTCAGGAAACTTCCACAGTGAAGGTGCTGGACGCCAGTATAGCTTCTCCCTGCGTGGACCCCAGCGCGATGTCCTCGCTCGCACTGCCCAGAAGGAGGGTGAAACTGGCTGGAGCGAAGGGGGTGGGTGTGGGTGCCACAAAGGCGTTGGGGGTAGCAACGGATGTGGATACTGAGACTGGAGCTGGGTCTATCGCCACACCGCCGCTCACTAGGGTGGGGGAAGCCACAGAGGAAACTGCTGCAACGGGATCTGGCAGCGCAGTAGCGGCGTTCGAGAGAACAGGATCCGCCACAGACGAGACTACTGCCACGGGACTCAGGAGGGCCACCACAGCCCCGGGCGCCAAGACTGGGGTCGCAACAGAGCTGACGACCCCCACGGGAGAGGGGGTCAGGGTGATGCTGTTGCTGACAGTTGGGGCCGAGACTGAGCTGATGGCAGCTGCTGGATCAGGAAGGAGACTCACAGCCCCCGGTGCCAGTGTGGGAGCCGCCACGGCTGAAACTACAGCCGTGGGGGAGGGACTGAGAGTGGCCTCCCCAGCGAGCAGAACTGGCGCGACCACGCTGCTCGTGGCAGAGATGGCGTCGGGGGTGGCAGTGAGAGCCCCGATCACCAGCACCGGAGCTGAGACGCTTGAGACAGCAGCCACCGGCGAAGGTGTGAGAGTCACTGCTCCGGCTGAGAGCGTGGGGGCTGCAACGCTGGACGCTGCCCCCACCGGAGTCGGTAGAACCGTCTGTACACCGCTCAGTAGGAGGACAGCCGGAAGTAGCGGGCTGTACCACGCCATAGGCTAGACCACTTTTCGGATGGACCAGTCCACCGTGATCGTGCCTGCCAATGCGTCTAGCGTGACATCCCATCCGTGCAACAGAATCAGCGACGGGCTGACCCACACGGGTTCCGTCTGTGAGTCGCGGAGGATGGCTTCAAAGACGATGCGCTGCGTCGAGGCAGATCCCACCTTCTCGTAGACGCGAATCTGGAGCACATCTCCGAGCACCATATCATTCACGTCAAGGAAGACCTGATAGACCCCGTCGTCCGTTTGCGTGTCCGGCCCAGCCGTGTCGGTTGTGAGGCTCCACTCCGTCGTGCTGACAGCTTCGGATCCGGCGAAGGCTTCGGAGATCGGCATCTAGTCTACTCCATACACAACGAAGCCGCGGGCCTCCGCTGCGACGTTGCGCTGCGCGCTGACGTGGAGGCTCTGCGCCGCTGGGATGTTGAATCTCATCTGCGAAAGGATGAAGTTGGCCCAGGAGTTCGTGATCGATTCGACCGTCGTGCTCTCGTGCCAAGGAAGATCCTCGACGAGGTACGTCGGGGTCGCGCCCACCCCGATGCGCA